AACATCTGCTAGATAAGGCATCCCACGAGTTACCTGGGTACTGTGGAATCCGAATGATTTGTAAGCGTTACCTAGGTGCTTGAATACATCCTTGTGTAATTCAGCGCCCTTTTCCATTGCATCGATTGCCAATTTCTGAACACCGTTATACATTTCTGACATTGGTGGGAATGTTTCGTCATGGCTCTTAGCAATTTCTTGCGCCCTTGTTCCCTGAGCTGCACGTGCAGATGCGTCGCTAGCAGCCTTTACAGCGGAGGCTGCTTGGCGGTCTGCTAAATCATTTTTGCGGTCTAGGTTTTCAGACGCTTCAAGGTTAGGTGCGTAAGTAGCAAACGCCTCGTCTTGTGCTTTCCTAGCCTCTACCTTTCGAGTGCCGAGCATAGCATTAAACGCACTGATGTTTTTGTTCGCCGCCTCTAACTTACCCATAGTGTAGGCCTGAGACTGAATTGCTGCCTGCACGGTACGGCTGGCGTTGATGTCGTGGTCGGTTGCTCCTGGGAACAACGTGCGGCCAGTACGCTGAATAGGTTTAACACTAAACGGTTTCCAAACTTCGTCAGGACCGGTGTTAATAGTTGAGGCGTAACCTGGGTCACGGCTTAGCTTCTGGCCGTAGTTGTCAGCAATTTCGTTTGCTGCATCTCCGTAACTGCGCCCAGTCTTTCCGTATGAGTTCTTAAACTTCTGACCAAATGCCGAACTGGCCCCAGCTAGGATGTTGCCTACCTGACCGTATGCAGCAGCAGCCAACTTCATGTGGTCAGCAGCAGACTTTGGTCCCTCTTTACCTGTTAAGGCCGTGGTTGGTTTGATGTACTGACCGGGAGTTGCTGGGGTAATGGTGTTTGCAATTTCGTACAAACCTTTGTCTGCTTTTGGCTGAGACTTTTCGAGCTTTACTCCGCCACTAACGTATTTACCCGCAGTGTGAGCCACGCCTGCGTTTGCCATGTGTGCGGATGCGTTAGCCAACAATGAACGCCCAAGTTCGTAAACCCCACGCTGCTCGTCAGCAGACGCTCCTGCTCCAGTCTTAGACGCAGGGATGTCCTCAGTGGTTGCACCCAATGCCATTACAGCTGACTCTAGGTCGTCATGTAGGTCCATGAAATCATCGAAGTGGTTACGTGGTTTGGCACCAGGAACCTTGATTTGAGTCCCAACTCCTGTAACGTTGACTTTCCATTTGCTAGGGGCAGCAACAGTCTCACCAGTAGGGGCGGTAGTCTTTACGTTTTTTAGGCCCTCAATAACGGCTTTACTATCCGCATCCGTGCTGTCAGCGAAATCTGAGGCGCTAGTCTTAAACGACTGCTTCTTCTTACCTGAACCACGGGTTGGGCGGCGGCCTTTACCTGCGCCAAGGCCTGTGAGGATGCCCTCACTCTCGGCAGCGGTGTTAGGTTCGTACTCTGGTAGGTCAACCATTACGCCATCTTTCCTTTAATTCTTTTAGCACGCTTCAACTCTGCACAAGGAGTGCAGATACCTAAACGGCTGTACATGTACTCGGTAGGGTTCATAACAACACCGCATGCTGGGCATGGGCGTGAGCCTTTATATAGGGTAGCATTTTTTGCAATTTGAAATGCCTGAAGTTCTAGCGTCAGTGCGCCATCGCCATTATCCATGGTTAGTTCCTACCTAGAGGTTCACGAACAACGTTAGCTTTAGTCATTGCTTTTGAAACACCTTCGGCACCGATGGTGCGTCGCAGGTCACGGGGAATTCTTCGGCCTGCAGTAATGTGTCCGGCAGCTTCTTCAATTAGAGAATCTTGAGCACCAGGAACAGTACGCTCAAACTCAGCCTTACGACTTGCAGTGCCCTGAATCTCTTTACCTTCAAGCGCCCCAGGACTAACATCTACAATTGGGCCAACTGGGCTATCGACAAAAGTTTTGCCAGACCTACCAAGGCTCTTCTCAAAGTTGACGCTGCGTTTCTCTGCAGACGCTTGGTCTTGCTCTTTGGTAGGTAGGCCCTTAGCTTGACGGTACAACTTATCCATCTTTACAACGTCTGGGTGGTCCTCACCCTTTAGTCGGGTAAGGTTGTCAAGGTTTTCACGAGAAATTTCAATTGTGCGCTTACCATCGGTGGTAAACATGCGGCCTGGCTCTGCGCCTGAATCGCTGACGTCCACGTTCTCGTCTGGCTTAGGTGCAGGAACGTAGTCCACACCTTCAATTGGCTTGGTAGTGCTGTACCCGGACGTTGAAACGGTCTTAGTGGTAATGCTGCGCATACGGGAAGTCTCGGCTTTAGCAATAGCTTCTGGGTCGGTTAGGCTTTCTTCTGCCACTTTAGTGTACGACTTCTTGCCTAGACGAGTGCCGTCTTCGTTGAACCAAGTGCCACTAGTAATTGGCTTAGGATTGTTAGGGTCTTGCGCCTTAACCATGGCACGCAACTTGTTAGTAGTTGAGTGAGTCTTTCCCAGAACACCTTCAACTAGGTCAAGGTTTGCGGGGGTTGCTTCTACAGAACGCACGTTTCCGTTCAAATCGTTAGGCAAACCAATTCCCCAAACGTGACCCTTAGGAGCAAAAGCGTTTGCTGGGTTAGACACGTTTCCGTCATTGTCTTTTTCGGTTAGTGTTGGGTGAGCGTCACGGGGCAGTGCTTCCACTGCAGTAGGTGACGACCTGACCGCTAGTTTGCGAGAAACACGGATAGCATGCTTAACGTCTTCATCAGCTACTGGGCTGCCAATACCGTAAGGAGCACCGGCGCTGTTCTTAAATAGGTTGTGAACTCGGCTCAGACCTGTAAGAGAGTCTTGGATGAGGCCATGCAACTTGCGAGGGTCTTCTGCGTTCTTGAACTTTCCGTCTGGGGTTTTCATTGCGTCAAGTGCAGCACCAATTTGAACTAGAGAGTTTCCTCCAACTCTTTGCTCACGAAGTGAACCGGTAGACGCTTGGCCACGCATCCACTTAGCAGTGTTAGAAACGTTAGCAACAGACTTGTCTAGTGAACGCTGGTCTCCTTCATTAAGGCCGTCGTTCTGTGAAACAATTTTACGGGCAACTGAAACACGTGAATCTAACTCATCTGCTTTTGCAGCAAACTGGTCAGGAAGGGTGTCAAAGTGACGCTGAAGAACTGTGTGCAAATCTTTAGCTGCTGCCCAAGAGTCATGTGCTGCGCCTTCGCCAACACCTTCTGGGATAAGTCTACCTGCGGTATTACGGCGACCCTTAGGGGTTGCTTTTTCTGGTGCAGGAAAAGCCCACGAAAGGTTTACTGGGCCCCTGTTAGCAACGTTGTGGACGCAATTACCAGTAGAGCATGAGCCGGTAGAAAGGTGTTCTGCTGCGTGGCGCAAAGTGTCGTTAGAAACTTTGGCAGAAAGTTCTTCAGAGGATGCGGTTAGTAGACCAGCGTCGTTAGAGAACGAGCTGCCTCCACGTGCACGTTTAGTTTTCTTAGAAGCTTTTGGCACCCTAACACCAAACGGGTTTGCCTTGTCAACCATTCGTTCAGTAGTAAGTTCTGCGGGGCTCTTGTACGCTGTTTTCTTTTCTGGGCCGCCATCAGCAGCATCAGGCAACTCGACGTCACTAAAGTCTTCATTAATTAGCGCACCTGCTGCGCCTAGGTCAATGCTCTTAGGTACTCTAATTTTGGCGGCTTCACGCTTTGACAGCGGAGCCTTTGGGGTAGGGGTACCCTCTACGTTGGCGGTGTCGCCCTCGCCTGAGGTGACCGATGCGGTATCTGCAGGGCGTGTCTTATCTAGGTGAGCAGCTAACCGCCCGGCTGCGCCAATAAACGCATCAAGTTTCTCTGACATTAGACACCTTCCAGGCCATTTCTTGTACTACCAGAATACCCTCCAGGACCGCCAGAAAACCACGAAACTCGTGGCTCTACATAAATGCGGTCGATGGACACAACATCGTCGATGCCGATTTGAGAACGTTCTCCCCAACCAAAACGTGGTGGGAATAGCTGAATTTGAGGAAGGTTAGGGCGGACCTCTTCTTGCAGAAGGGTTCCACGCATGGTGGCAACCATTAACGCCTGCTGAGTTAGGCGCTCTTCGTTAGACGACCAAGGGCCGTTGTAACTAGACTTGGGGCGACCTTGCTGGTCCGTGATGTTGTTGCGCCACGGCTTTGTTCTGTCATAATTGCCATCAAATGTACCGGCCATGTTATCTCCACGCTGGCTTCAAGTAGGCTAGCTGGTTGGCACGCTTAACGTCCAACGCCATGTCTTGGTCTGAACGCATGTTTGACTTACCGTCGTTAACAAGGTGAGGGGCCGGGATGAGGCGAAGGTCTTGGCCTGCCTTAGGAACCATGTAAATGTTTACGCCGTTGACGTTAGTCAACTTAGCTTTCATCTGACGCTTGATACCCATCTCGGCGTTGAACTCTGGGCTCCAGTAGTATGCAGATGGCTCAATGCGCTCACCCTTGTGGACACCACGCTGGTAGGCTTTCTGACCAACACGGCTCTTAATTGAGTCGAGTAGGCGGTCGTCACGGCGTGAGCGGATAGTGCCAAGGTAACCATCGGGGTATTCGGCTGAAGGCACACGGCCAGTACCAATACGGATAGAGTCAAGGTCACCACGAGCAACAGGCATGCCCTGGCCGCCTTGGTTATTGTACCCGTTTAGCCCGTTACCACCAATAGACTGCCAGTTTTGCTGGGGGCTAAAGTTATTTACCGCACCAGCCATTAGGGTCTACCTGCTGGGTTAGAAAGGGCGTCGGTACCACGTGCGCCAAACACACCAGTAGAGGTGTCAGCACTGTAGGACAATGGTCCTGATTTTAGTTGCTGAGATTCAAACACGAACTGGGTACTCTGGCGTTTGTTTTTGCTGTAACTAGCTCCTGGGTAAGCAAACATAACAGAGTTGTTTGGGTTACCCACGTCCATCTGTGAAGCAACGTGTGGTGAAGGAACCCCATAAGGGCCACGGTTCATAGCGACTCCTTAGAGGTAAGAAGCTTCGTTGCCGCTTTCGAAGTTAGGCGCAACACGACCCTGAACTGAAGGAATAATGCGAGCATTAGCCATAGTTGGGCCAGCAGCTGGGTCTAGCTGAACAAAAGTGGTTTTAGGCTGAATGCGGTAGCTTGCGCCCATTACTTCGATGTTAACTCGGTTCTGCTTGCTACCAGGGTTGGTAGGGTCAGCTGCCTGAGTGCTCTTCTTAGGAATTAGGGTGCCCTGTAGTGCTGGGGCTGCTGATGCTAGACCAATTGGTACACGCACGCTACCTGCAGCTGCTGCGTCTGAGTGAGCCTCGTCTGAGGTCTTGTGAGAACGAGCCATTGATTTACCTGCCGCTTCTAGTGGGTTTGAGGGAATGCCTGAACGGCGGCGCATGCCGTGTCCAACGCTGTACTGAGTTGCCATGAAGACTCCTTTAGTCTCTATAAGGATAGAGCTTTTTTAGCTTACAGAAATGACAAACACAATTGCACTGATTTCGCCGTCACGGCTCTCAATTGTGGTAAAACCAGGTTTCATGGTCAGGTCTAGTCCTCGGGGGGCTACATAACCCCTGGCGATGGCTGCGGCCTTCACTGCTTGGTTTACTGCACCTGCACCTACAGCACGAAGTTTAACTTCACGCTTGTCGTAGATTGCATGGGCAATTGCTGATGCTACTGCTTGTGGGTTTGACCCAGCCGATACACGGAGGAAATCCTCCTGAGTGTCAGGGATGATAGTCGGTTCTTCGGTCACGATTTGTATTCCTTTAGTTGTCGAATTCGTGCGCCATCCTCAACGTCTAGAATAAAGGAAATTTAATCTATTTGGTCCCTATACTTGGGGTCTTTTATTTGCTCTACAATTGCCGCCTCTATGGCCCCCAGTGCGTTTCCGGATGCTAGGCGGGCTAGGGCGTAGGAGTCTGCTGCGTTGTCGTCGTTAAACTCAATGCCCCACCGCTTGAAAATCTGCATCAGCATCTCTTGCTTCTTTGCGTTTCCCTTGCCTGCAGCGTACTTCTTCAGGGTCATTGGGGCGATTTGGAGGGGAACCCTCATGTGGTCTGGGTAGGGAACATAACGGTTCACGTTACTATCAAAGTAATCCCAACAGGCTAGCTTTACTGTGGCAGCGAGCTCCCCAAGGACTAGGGCGGCCTGTGATGCTAAGACTGTGCCTTCCATGGCTATGTTTTGTATGTCGCCGTTCTTGGCAATCTCGTCAAACTTGTTCATGAGCCACCAGCGGATGTCTGACAGCCTGGCTACGCCTCGTTTGTCTGACTTGTACACCCAAGTTTGGTATTGGTCTGGTGCAGATACATTTAGAGCGGTTAGCGCAAAACCAGTGAGCGACTGGTCAATACCTATCGCTACTGGTCCTGGCTTGAGATTGCCCCCGAATACCTTTTCTTTACTCATGATACTCGTCGCCGTCGTCTTCTACCCAAGCAAAATACTTGTATGAGGCACACTCGTCACAGTAGTCTGCTCCGTTGTCGTTTCCCTCAGTGCGGTAGCAGCCTGTGCACATGTACTTCTCAGCCATTGTTCTCTCCGTTGATAAAGGCAATCAGCGACTCAGAGTTAAAGTGGTCACGGTAGATGTACTCACCGGGCTCCAATTCTATAGCAGAACGGTTTTCTTCAATCCACTGTAGAATACGGTCACGTTCTTCCCGAGCACCGTCTACGTAATCTGCGTTAGTCAATTAAAACTACTTCCTTTGTGTTTCGGCATGTTATCTAAAGTACATTTGTTGCAAGTAAGCAGTACCGCCCCGGTTACGGGGCAGGTACTGCCAACTGTTAGCTTGTGCCTCCGAAGGAAACACCAAGCAGCTTTGAACCAGTTACTCACTAGGCCACTCGTCGTCCAATACCATCATGGCAATAATTGCGTAGTTAGCTAGGTCTAGGAATGAGTCCTTTAGGCTTTCGTTCTGTGGGTCTGCGCCGGTCTCCATCAGGTGATTGATTCGGGCCATCTTGTCCCACATACGCACACGTAGACCGTTGATTGCTCCGCCAGGAGCTAGGGCGATGTTCAATGGTCCGTAGTCTTTGTGCTTCTGTAGGAGCACTGACTTGGCGTGCTGGAACTTCTGCTGTACGGCCTCGGTGAAAGCGTCGTCAGCGCCACGTCGAATGAGTTCGACAATCTCTGGCTTTAAACTTGTAATGTCTCCTAGCGGAAGGTGGTCTAGTCCGGTAGAGGCAGCGTAGCTGGCACGCAGCATGTCCTTAAGTTCCTCTGGAATACCGCCGGTCTCTTCTGGAATTTCGTGCATTTCGGTGTAAAGGTCCTTCATTCTTCCCATGTTATTCTCCACTCTTAATACGAATAATGTCTACTATTTCTGCTCCGAGGTCGCTAGACCACTTGTAAAACAACTCAGGCAATCTACGGTCTAGAACGTCAGCAATCTGCTCTGCAGCCAACTTCTCTCCTTCAACCCTACCCTCTTCAAATCCTAAAGCGTAATCAAACTTGCTCACTGGATGTATTCCTTCCTCAGTGCCTTCGAATCATTTGACCGCCTTGTAATCTCACGACTAACAAGAGATAGGTCACGTTCATGGTTTGTCAGCAGCATCTCTACTAACTTACGATAAGCGTACTTTTCTTCGTAATCCTTGTCAAGGTCCACAATGTCCTGGCTAACAGCAATCTCTGCCTTTACAGTGGTGACCCTCTCGCCCTTTACACCAGAGCCCATGCGCTTGATAAGCATGGTGTTCTCAGCAAAGTCCTTCTTCTTAAGGATGGCCCGCTCTTCAAGCTGAGCCATGACCAGCTGAGAGTTGATGTAATCAGTCCAAGCAGTTAGGCGGGTAAACAACTCACCCAAGTCCTCGGATGTTACAGCAGTAATGTCCGCTGGCAGGCGTACCTGTTCGTCGCTTGGTTTGACGAAGTGAATACCCCAGCCAGCAAATTTTTCTAATGCGCTCATTAATCCTCCTTGTATGGTGAGCACTGCTTGCAGGTGGCACCTGGGTTGTTATTGCAGTCCGGAGCTACTCCTGCCTCAACTGCGTCTACTACAAACTTAGCCTTATCGAAGATGTGGCGAACCAACTCGAAGTCACGCTTAATCGAGAACTCCTTGTAAGACTGGTCAGCCTTCAACTCGTACAGGAACACAATCTCGTTGATGGGCTCGTCATTGTCATCCTTAACACCCATGCGGTCCATAAGTTCTAGGTACATCTGACCCTGAAGAATGTGTCCAGGGAAAGGTCGGCGTACGTTGCTCCATGCTTTCATGAAGTCACCGTCAGCATCAGCCATCAGGCTTGGCGCTTCGAAGCGAAGGGTGCCTGGGCCAATTGACTTAATCTCAATCAAGCAGTCATTACCTAGGCCCTTGACCCAGCCATCGGTGTGGCCCTTGATGCGTAGAGCGTCGTCGTGCAGCGTAACTTCACGATACTCCACAGTATCTCGATTACAGTTCGGGCACTTAACTGGTCCTAGACCAAACAATGAGAAATCGCAGGAGGTGCAGGTAAAGCGACCGTAAAGCACGTTCATCTCCTGGAAGTAACGCTGCCACTTTGCGTGGATAGCGTGGCCTGTATCAAAGATGTTCTGCAGACGTAGCGGTGGCTTTTCCGCAATCTTGGCGTGCCCCTTCAGCAAAAAGTACGAGCCACGCTTGCAGAAGTCTTTTTTAATAATTTCTGATGGGTGCAGCACCGTGGTGCTTCGGTCGCCCACCGGACGGGCCAACAAGTGACGCTCAATGTCACCCAGCAACCTTGCTGGCTTAGCCTTGGCGTCTAGAAACTTTCTTAGTTCAGTTTTTGCAACTGTCATTTGTTCTCCTTTTTATCTAGCTGAAAGATGTATTCCTTCAACGTCATTGTTCCTTTATAGCTCTTTCTCCACTTTCGCACAAGGGCGTTACGCTCCCTGTGGCTAAGCCCGCCCCAGATTCCGTGTTTGATGTCCTGGTTTACAGCAGTCCACAAGCAGTTGGTGCGTACTGGGCAAACGCTAGTTTTGTTTGGTCCCCAGCAGTAGGTCTTTGCTTCATCAGCAATCTTTTTGTACAGGTTCTTATCCCTAGGTGGGAAAAAGATGTTTACATCTACTAAAAAGTTTCCTTTGTCATCGACACTCCAGCACGCAGCGTCACTGTACCACTCAAGGTCATCGTCCTGGGGTAGAAGATTATGCAGGGTCATTGAGCTTGTTCCACATTTCTAGGAAGTCGGTCTCTAGTAAAATCACGTAATCTTCTCCGTCTAGATGTATTCCAAATATTGGGGTACGACCATCCATGATGGCCTCGTTAGTAATTTTTTTAAGCTCGACTGACTGAATGGTCTTGGACTTTTTACCGGTCCACTTATGTTCAATTAAAAGCTCGTCGTTGCGGACGTCACCTTTACGTGACCAGAAGGCTCCTGAGGCTGCGGTACGAGACCCACCAATTTCTTTAGCAAGTCTACGCTCGTGTTTCTGAGACTGCTTCTGGCCCTCAGACCTCATTAACGAGTGGCTTCGTTGATAACCAGCAAAGCACGCTCTAAGCCTCTGCGGACCCCATCAACATCCTCATACTTGATTAGAGTGTGAAGAATGCGGCGAAGTTCGATGCGCAGTTCTGCAGCACCTTCTTCACGGTACTCTTCGTTCCCTGCCTCAACGTACTCTTCGTAGTCTTTTTCTATCTGGGCCATGCGTAGTTTTTCATGATTATTCATCTGTTCCTCCTACGAAACTATCTGGTGTGGTCAAGATTTTGTGCTTGAGTTCTTCGAGCAAGTCTATCTCTTCACGGATAGAGTTCACAAGACCCTCTGAGCCCTGCCACTTGCGCTCTGCGTAGTAGTACCAGCCACCCCTGCGCTCCACAATACCCTTGATAATAGCCAGGGAAGCGGTCTCTTTGGCGGTGTCAAAGTCACCAGCAGCGTAGATGCTGTGAGGGGAGAAGTAGAAGTCAATGTACGCCACACGTTGCGGTGGGGCGGTCTTGTTCTTAATGGTGCGAATCTTGATACGCTGGCCGACACGGACTTTGTTGTTCCCTGACCCAACCTCAATCCACTCGTCACGACGGACTTCTGAGCGGGTAAAGAAAGCGTAGTTCTTTCCTTCGCCACCAGGAGTAGTCCTCGGGTCGCCATGCATTACGCCGATTTTCATTCGGTACTGGTTAATGATTAATCCGAGTATTGGGCGCTCGTCCTCCACCAATGAGCGTTTCATGGCAGCACCCACTACTCGGAAGAACTTGTTGGTCAGAAGAGCACCACGGCCGACAGTCATCTCGTCCATGTTCTTCTCCATCTCAGGAGAAGGACTTAGGGCAGGAAGAGAGTCAATAACGATAGCGTCAACTGACTTCGATTCAGCAAAAGCAATAACCGCATCATAAGCTTCCTCCATAATGTTAGTTTCTACAACAATAACCCTACTAGTGTCTACGCCACACATCGCAGCATACTCCGGAACCCACTGCTCGGCAGCGACCCACACTGTGAGGTGCTCTGGGTTTATCTTCTGGTTAGCAGCTACGGTTTTGAGGGCGATAGCAGTCTTTCCGTGTGATGGCTCACCGATGAGTTCGTTCCACTGGTTAGCAGGAAACCCGCCACCCAGGCAGTAATCAAAAGTAGTAGAGCCAGTAGTAATACGGCGGATAAGGTCTGCACGGATGTTCTCTCCTATAACTACTACGTTTTCACCAAACCGCTTATTAATAGCAGCCATAATCTTTTTAGCTTCAGCATTAATCATCTGTATCGTCTTCCTTTTTCTGAGTGAGCTGGTCTGCTACTTCGAGCAGTTCGTCTATGCTGACTACGTCTCTGTCATGCAGAATTGAGTTGTGGACAAGGTCACCAATAACATGCGACGCCTCCAGCAAGCCGTCTGCTTTACCAAACCGGTAACCATCGTGGTAGTGACGCAGTACGTCTTCCATCCACTGTTCGTCTGTCCATTTACTACCATTGCTTGTCAAGGGGCTCTCCTATGTTTACTAACGTGCACTCCGAAGCGGTTACTTCAATGAACTTTTCATTTCTTGTGTAAATCGTATCTTTAACTATAGTCGGGGCTTCCGATAAGAGCAAGCCCGGCACAAATAGGGCGTGGGTTCTCTCGTGATTAAAGGTGACAAAAAAAGTGTGACCTGGGTCTTTTAAAAACTTCCTCTTACGGTCTGAGTAATGCAGGGTGTCGTACTGAAACTTGGGGCCTTTCCAGTTGTGCTTAACCTCAACTTCAAGCTCGACATCATCTCCGTAGGGGTCAACCGATAGCACGTCAATACCGTACTGGTCTGGATTTACCCACGCTTTCCAACCAGAGGACTCCAAGTAAGCAATAAGTAAATCTTTAGCATTGTCGTCTTCACCATACAGTTCAGGACTAAAGGGCTTGCCTGCCATTACCCGTCAATCCTTCCGATGATTCCCTGCGGGTTCCAGTTGCTAGTGGCGTCATTGCCTGTGGCCTGCTTGACCGCACCTTCAACGTTCGCACCAGCCAAACCACCAAAGCGGCTACCTGACTGCGAAATCGGGTACCCACAGTCGTAGCATCTGAACGCAATTGTTTGCGGATTAGGTGATAAGTAATTATTCGACCCGCAGTCAGGGCATGAAAAATTCTGCGAAGCGGACGGAATCTGGCGGGTCGCCGGCGTATTAGGCTGAAACTGGGGCATCACCGGCAAAGGCTGCTGAGACGGGGGCATGGGGATGTTGTTGTCCGGCCTACCTACCTGTGGCTGTCCGTTTGTCTGGGCTAGCTTATTTGCCCACCAGTCTGCGTTATTCATTACCTGTGCTCCTTCGGTATCTCTAATAGTCCCATGTCAATCAGCTGAGAAATAGAGCCAATTAGAGCCGAGATAGAAATCTGCTCCATTGTCTTTTTGCTCTCCAACCAGATTTCTTCTGGAATTCCTTTTAGTTCTTCTTCAACGTTAATTCTCTGAAACTCTACTGAGCTTTCGGCAATTAGATGCGAGTGAGAATAAAGCAGCGGAATTAAGTAGGCAATCTTCTCTACTCGTTTATCGCTTTCTTTTTCTTCTTTCTGCTGCACTTCGTCGCTAAGGTTGCTGCAACCTAGAAGCGCACTCAACTCATGGGCGTCGTTTATCTGAGAGTCCAAAATAAAACCACGAATACGGCTAGACATGTCTGCCAGGGTCAGCTTTGGTTTTTTCTTGCGCTTAAACACTACTTAGCCTCACCCCACTTGTCCACAATGTGGACGTCAGCAATCAAGGGGACAGTAATCTGAGGTAGCTTGATTCCTTCCATAGAAATACGAATAGCCTCTGCCACTTCTTCTGCCCTGTCTTCCGGTGCGATAGTTACAAGTTCGTCATGAACTGTAAGAATAAGATTAACATTAGGCTCGTCAATAAAGCAAGAGTGTGCACGCACCAGAGCAAGCTTCATGAGGTCTGCTGCGGAGCCCTGAATCATGGTGTTGAACGCCTGACGCTCAGAGCGACCCAGCATGCTGAAGTCTTTAGAGTTTAGTTCTGGGATGTAGCGACGGCGACCAAACATTGTTTCCACAAAAGGGATGGGCCCGGACTGTTTAGCCTGTCTAATAACCTTGGCCTTATACTTCTCAATAGACGAAAACTTTTCTTCAAAACGGTTTAGCAGGTCCTTAGCCTCAGCCAAAGTACACCCAATAGAGGATGCAATCTTGTCTGGTCCGACACCGTATGAGATAGCAAGTACTAGAACCTTGCCTGCCTTGCGGTCGACGCCCATGGTGTCACCAATGGTGGTGTACACGTCACCACCGGTTCGGTAGTTCTCCATGAGCACTGGGTCGCCTGAAAAGGATGCGATAACTCGTGGCTCAATCTGTGAGTAGTCGGCCACAACCAGCTTGTAGCCGGGGGGTGCTACAAACAGGTTGCGAACCAACTTGCCGTAATCTCCAGACGAGGGGATGTTCTGGAGGTTTGGTTCTGAAGAAGAGAAACGGCCTGTCTCTGCTCCGTGAGCCTTAAAGTTGGTGTGTACACGTCCGTTGATTAGCAACGACTTCTTCTGAGTAATCTTCTCTTTACCGTTAGTAGTGCGCTTTACAGCACCACCAGTGTATGGGGTTACGTAAGTGGTCATTAGTTTGTTTAAGTCCTGATACTCCAGGATTGCGTCGACTAGGTCGTCTTTACCACGGTAATACTCTAGGGCGTCAGCAGATACCGAGAAGTGAGCCTCGGTGAGGTCTGTTCCCGCTTTCTTTGCCTCAGCGCCCTTAGGGGTGAGCGTGTTCTTAAACTTAGGGTTAGGAGTGATACGGGCCTTCTTGCCCTCGTCTCCGACGAACAGTAGGCGCTGCTTTGCAGGGACAGAGTTAATGGCAAATGCTTTTCCTGCGGTCTTGTAACAGCGGGCTTCTGCAGCCATCTTTCCCTTCTCAATTTCTTCAGCAAGAATCTCTAAGGCGTCCTGGTCTATGTATGCACCGGTAAGCTCCATGTCGCAAAGCGCCATAAGAACGTCGGTCTCTAGTTTCCAGACCTTCTGCAAGTTGCCGGTAATCTTGGGAGCCAAGGACTTGTACAGCCCCCAAGTAACTTCGGCGTCAATACCCGAGTACTTGGCGACATCGCTAAATGAGTGCAGGGCAACGTTCTCCCCAACCCCTTTGGCAACCTCGATGCCTAGCTCACGCTTAACACACGCAGCTAAACCAAGGTCAAACTTGTTCAGGTTGTTCACGATAAACGCAGCCATCAAAGTGTCAAAGTGGGGCTTGCTTGGCACACGGCCTGCGTAGTACTTTGCTACGGACTTGAGGTCAAACTTGGCGTTGTGGGCAATCTTTAGTGCTGGCCCGAACATGATTGGCTCAATAGCGTCAAATACCTGGCGTGGGGTGAGCTGCTTAGGGGCCTCGCCAAACTTGGGTGTCCACTTGCGTTCGTCTTTAGAGTAGTGAGATTCAAGGATGGGCTTGCCATCGGCTAGTCGACGCTGACCAGTAAGAAGTAAAGGCTTGTCGTGTCCCTCAAGTTCACCGTTAGGGTGACCCATAGGGATAACGTCGGTGCGACCATCTGTCGCAAAAGAAATCCAGCAGACGTCGTTGATTACTGGGTATAGACGGTCTTCGCCAATGGTCTCGGTGTCCCATGCGAACGCATCTACTTTCGAGTAGAAATCTACGAACTCTTTTAACTGTTCTGGTGTTGTGATTATGTTCATGTTTGCCCTAATGAATGTTGTAGGGGGCTGAGGAAAACCCCAGCCCCCATTGGTGAAATGATTAAGCGGCTAGTGCACGAGCAACATCAAGCAAATCTTCACGAGGGCTGATGTAAATTGCTTTGGTGTCGTACTTAACGGCCTTGGCAGCAACTGCGTCAAGGTCGTCCGCATTCATTTCCCACTCTTCAGCAAGGTCGGTGGCACGTACACGCTCAAGCGTGTACTGAGTGTCCCGGCCCATGCCTAGACGTGATACTGACCAGTAGTACTTAGTCAGTGGACCACGGCGAGGGTCATCGCTGGCAGCCTGTAGCTGGCGTGCCATGGTAATAGGTACAGTCATTATCTGCACTTCAGGAGCGCCATCCGAGAATCCTAGGATGTTGAACGCAAAACGAGCACGAGGCTTGTCCCCTGCAATTGTGCAAAGAGGGCACTCGTCACCTAGACATACGAAAGACTTGCGTCCTTCACGGTCAATCCAGTGCTGCTCGTAAACCATAAATGGTTCGTCGTCAAGGAAGCGAACTAGCTGTGCCTGGTCCGAGAACTTAAAGTCGGTGGCGTAAGCGTTGCTCTTGTCCTTTGGCTTTAGGAACGCAGATGCTGCTTCCCATCCGGCCTGTACTGTGGTGCCATGCTTTGGCTTGGCGTCTACGCTGTCTTCAGTAAGGTACTGAGCAGCATCGATAGTTGGGTTACTAACCATGATGTTTGTTTCTTTCTAATCGGCCTTATCGGCGGTTTATCGGAGAGTTGGTTAACTCTCAGTTTCTTCCTTCCAGCGACGAACAAGCGCCTCTGTTAGGTCTTCATGCTTTTTCCACTCTACACGAGCAGAGCCGATAAGTCTACGACGTGTAAACTCTTCGACAGCAATCTCTATTAGCTTTCGTGTGTAAACACGATTACCTAATACTTTTTTACCATTTAAACTTTTAGAACGCAAGCGGTACGGAGCGTTAGGGATGTACCCCTTTTTCTCCCATAGCCTGATAGTGACAATCTCTTTATCCAATGCCAACGAAAGCGCACTGATGGTAAATAGCTCTGTCTCTACTCCTTTGAGAGTTTTAACAATCGGTTCTGCGTCCCAACCGTTTGACTCTCCCATTGCTTTCTTTTTGCGTTTTACAGAAAGCTCGGACGGTTCACGGCGTGGCTGTTTAGACCCAGGTACACGGTCTAGTCCCTCAAATGATTTGAGGATGTCAGCTTCGCCACGAATAACCAATTTAACTCTTTAGTGTCCTTAGTGCCCACACTACGGTGCTTGGGTACATGTCGTCAAGCTGTTCTTCGGTAATCTTACCTTCGTAAAAAGCAGCCATCAACTTGTCTTCATCTAGAACAGGAGTCAGTACAAAAATGTCATCCTTAAGTCCTAGCTCTGAAAGAATCTCGTCTGCCTTAGGTTCGTTTAGTTTACGAGTAACCCGGCGCTGCTTTTCCAAACGAACAATGCCGTCAATGTCGGCGGTTAGCTCAAGCTGAAAGTTGCCCTTGTCATCTTCGTAGCCATCTTCGTCTAGGTGAGAGAACAGCCTGTCCCTAAGTTCTTTTGAACGGGTTTCCATCTGGTCGATGTTTTTCTTTACGTAAAGGTATTCCTTTACCTGACC